TCTTCAAGTGCAATTCGAGGAGGTTCTTATAACATCATATTCTTAGACGAGTTTGCTTTCGTACCTGCAACCATTGCCGAACAGTTCTTCAGTTCAGTGTTTCCTACAATATCATCTGGTAAAAATACTAAAATGATTATCGTATCTACTCCTCATGGTATGAACATGTACTATAAGTTATGGACTGATGCGATTAATAAACAAAACGATTATATTCCTATAGATGTACATTGGTCAGAGGTTCCTGGTAGAGATGAAAAGTGGAAAGAGAATACAATACGAAACACAAGTCCAGAACAGTTCCAACAGGAGTTTGAGTGCGAATTTTTAGGTTCAATTGATACTTTAATATCTTCTTCTAAAATAAAAGTTTTACCTTATATGAAGCCATTAGAATCAAGAGGAGGGTTAGATATTTTTGAAAGACCTGATAAAAATAAAATTTATGTTTGTGCAGTTGATGTTGCACGAGGAGTTACAAAAGACTATTCAGCATTTATTATATTTGATGTAACTCAAATGCCATATAAAGTTGTTGCAAAATATCGTAACAATGAAGTTAAGCCTTTAGTGTTTCCAAATATTATTCATCAAACAGTTAAAGCATATAATCATGCCCATACATTGGTTGAAGTAAATGATTTAGGTGGACAAATATCAGACGCATTGCAATTTGATTTAGAATATGATAATTTATTAATGACTACTCAAAGAGGTCGTGCAGGACAAATGTTAGGAACGGGATTTAGTGGAAGAGGAAGTCAATTAGGTATTCGTATGACTAAACAAATTAAAAAAGTTGGTTGTTCTAATTTAAAAACAATTATAGAATCTGACAAACTATTAATTAATGATTTTAATATTATAGAAGAAATGTCAACTTTTGCAAGACGACATAATTCGTGGAAAGCAGAAGAAGGTTGTAATGATGACTTAATGACTTGTCTTATTATATTTGGATGGTTATCAAATCAACCTTATTTTAAAGAATTAAGTAATTCGGATGTTAGATCAAAATTATATGAAGATCAAGCAAAAATTATAGAACAAGATATGGCACCATTTGGTTTTATAGATGATGGTGTTGAAAGAGAAGAAGAAAGACCCTTTAAAGATGAGTATGGAGAAGTCTGGAATCCAGTAACTAGAAGGGGTGAATTTGGTCCAGAATAGTCAAAAATTAATGATTTATAAATAGTATCAGTTGAAGTTTTGACTATGGGCGTATGAATAATACGATTGTTGAAATATATGTATATAAAAGTAAATTTATAAAAGGAGAAAACCCGAATGGCATTTCAAGTATCACCAGGTGTTCTCGTACAAGAAAAAGACCTAACTAGAATTATACCAGCAGTAGCTACATCAGTAGGTGCATTTGCAGGTGATTTTAGAAAAGGACCCGTTGATGAAGTTGTAACCGTTTCTAGCGAACAAGAGTTAGTAGATACTTTTGGAAAACCAGACTCAAATAATTTTGAGTATTTTTTTAGTGCTGCAAACTTTTTACAATATTCTAACGCATTAAGAGTAGTACGAACAACTAATACTGGTTTATTAAACGCTGTATCATCTGGATCAGCAATTTTAATTAAAAATGATTCTGATTATACAAGTAACTATTCTGCTGGACAAGGTTCAGTGGGAGAATTTGCTGCAAGTTCAGCAGGCGCATGGGGAAACAATTTATCAGTTTCTATATGTCCTTCTGCTACAGCATATGAAAATAATAACGCAACTACAGTAGCTGACGCTAGTATCACTCTAGGCGATACTACAGTTACAGTTACAAGTGGTGCTAACATTAAAGTAGGAGATATTATTTCTTTTTCAACTACTGCTGCTGGTTCTGATTTTAATGATGGTTATCAGTATAAAGTAACTAACGTTGCAACAAACGATATTACTTTTGTAAGATATCCTTCAGGAAATGGTGGACTACAAAGAGTTGTAGTTAATGGAAGTACAGTAAGAAGAAGATGGGCGTACTATGGTTTTGTATCAGGTGCACCTGGAACTTCTTCATATGCTTCTACATTAGGTGGATCGGGCGATGAAATACACGTTGTTGTAGCAGACGCTACAGGAGCTATTTCTGGAACAGTAGGAACTGTTTTAGAAACATATTCACGTCTATCAAAAGCATCTGATGCTAAATCACCACAAGGCGACAGTAATTACTATCCAAATGTAATTTTTACAAAGTCAAATTACATCTACTGGACAGATCATACTGCTGCTGGTTCTAATTGGGGTAACACTGCTACTGGAACAACATTTACAAGCGTAACTGCTCCTGTAACTGTTACTTTAACTGGTGGTGCGGATGGTACTACACCTACAGATGCACAAAGAAGAACAGCATATGAAAAATTCTTAGATTCACAAACAGTGGATGTAGGATTAATCATTGGTGGTCCTTCTAGTGCTACTACTATTGATAGTGTTATAACAATTGCTGAAAATAGAGCAGATGCAGTAGCTTTTGTATCTCCTTTAAGATCAGATGTTGTAAACATTACTAATTCAGAAACACAAACACAAAACATTATAACTACAGTAAGTGGCATAAGATCATCATCTTATGTTGTAATTGATAGTGGTTACAAATATATGTACGACAGATATAATGACGTATATAGATATGTTCCATTGAATGGAGATATCGCAGGATTAGCGGCTAGAACAGATTTAGTTGCTGATGCGTGGTATTCACCTGCTGGTCTTAATAGAGGTATTATTAGAGGTGCAGTTAAACTTGCATATAATCCTAATAAAACTCAAAGAGACGATCTATACAGAAACAGAATCAATCCAGTGGTAACATTCCCTGGTCAAGGTACTGTTTTGTTTGGAGATAAAACAGGATTAAGTGCTCCATCTGCGTTTGATAGAATCAACGTTAGAAGATTGTTTATCGTTTTAGAAAAAGCAATCTCTACCGCTTCTAAATTCCAATTGTTTGAATTTAATGACGAGTTTACTAGAGCTAACTTTAGAAATATCGTTGAACCATTCTTACGAGAGGTACAAGGAAGACGTGGTATTACAGACTTCTTAGTAGTTTGTGATTCGACAAATAATACAGGCGAGGTAATTGATAGAAATGAATTTGTAGCAGAAATATACGTTAAACCTGCTAGAAGTATCAACTTCATCACATTATCTTTTATAGCAACCCGAACTGGCGTTTCCTTCTCGGAAGTGGCTGGTGGTTAATTTAGAATAGGAGAATAAAACAATGGCTAACATTAATGACTTCAAAGCTAAACTATCGGGTGGCGGCGCTCGTGCCAATCAGTTTAAGGTAGTAATGCCTTTTCCTGGTTATGCTCAAGTTGGTGGTGAAATAGAAAATCTTGCTTTCTTATGTAGAGCAACATCTATTCCTGCTATGACATTGGGTGAGGTAGACGTTAAGTTCAGAGGTAGATCAATTAAGATTGCAGGTGATAGAACATTTGCAGATTGGACTGTTACAGTTTATAACGATTCAAACTTCTTATTAAGAAATGCTTTTGAAAGATGGCAAAATGGTATCAACAACATGACTGATAACGAAGGATTAACAAATCCAGCGGATTATCAAGTTGATGCGTTTGTAGATCATTTAGATAGAAATGGTAACGTTATTAAATCATACACTCTTAGAGGTGCTTTTCCAAAAGACATCGCTGCGATTGAATTGACTTATGACGAACAAACACAAATTGAACAATTTGTTGTAACATTTGCATATCAATACTTTGAAACAAATACTACTACATAGTAGTTGATATTAAGAAGAGCCGCCTAAAAACGGCTCTTTTTAAACTTATAAATAATATTATGAAACACAACATCAGACACTTTTCAAACATACAGGTAATGAAATAAGGATATAAATTATGGCAGACCTATTTGGCTTCTCAATTACTCGAAAAAAACAACCTCAAGATCCTAAACAGTTTTTTACTACACCTCAAGCAGATGATGGTACTACAACCGTAGCCGCTGGTGGATATTTTGGACAATACTTAGACTTAGAAGGAACGGCAAAGAACGAAGCCGATTTAGTAAGACGTTATAGAGAAATTTCTTTACATCCAGAATGTGATCAAGCAATAGAAGATATTTGTAATGAAGCAATTGTATCTAATGAAGAAAAAGATGCAGTTAGGATTCTTGTGGATAAAATTCCATTCAAAGATCCAATTAAAATTAAAATAGATGAAGAATTTAAAAACATATTACACTTGTTAAATTTCAGTACAAAAGGATTTGAAATATTTAAAAGATGGTATGTAGATGGAAGAATATTCTTTCAAAAAGTAATTAATAGAGAAAATCCTAAAGAAGGTATTGTAGAATTAAGATATATTGATCCTAGAAAAATTAAAAAAGTAAGAGAAGTTAAAAAAGGTAGAAACACTGCCGACTTATCAATAGTAAGTGATTATGAAGAATACTATATGTTTAATGAAAAAGGTGTTGCTGGTGCTACTACAGGAAGTGGTATAAGAATTGCGGCCGATACAATTACATTTTGTGCATCTGGTTTAGTAGATCAAAATAAAAATATGATCTTATCATATTTACATAAAGCAATTAAACCTGTTAATCAATTAAGAATGATTGAAGATGCTGTTGTAATTTATCGTATTGCTCGAGCACCTGAAAGAAGAATTTTTAAAATAGATGTAGGTAATTTACCTAAACTTAAAGCAGAACAATATTTAAGAGATGTAATGGCACGTTATAGAAATAAACTTGTTTATGATGCAAGTACAGGTGAAATTCGTGATGATAGAAGTTACATGAATATGTTAGAAGATTATTGGTTACCTACAAGAGAAGGTGGTCGTGGAACTGATATTACTACTTTACCGGGTGGACAAAACTTAGGTGAAATGGCTGATATAGAATATTTCCAAAAGAAATTATATAGAGCATTAAACGTACCCGTAAGTAGATTAGAATCAAATAGTGGATTTAATATGGGACGTTCAACAGAAATTACAAGAGATGAATTAAAGTTTACTAAATTTGTTCAAAGACTAAGAAAGAAATTTACAGAAGCATTTAATGATATTCTTAAAACTCAATTAATATTAAAAGGTATTATTGCTGAAGAAGATTGGGCATTAATTGGTTCTAAAATACAATATGATTTCTTACAAGATGGACACTTTGCTGAATTAAAAAACAGTGAAATGTTAAAAGATCGTATAGCATTAGCTGATATGATGGAAAAATATGTAGGTAAGTATTTTTCGCATGAGTATGTTAGAAAATCTGTTCTTCAACAATCTCAAGCAGAAATTAAAGAACTTGATTCGCAAATTAAAAAAGAAGGTTCTGATAAAGAAAATGATGCTAAATTTGGTACAGGTGCTGATGCACAAATTGATACTGCCGTAAGTGCTAATTTAACTAAGAGTGAAGAATTGATTAATACCACAAAAGAAATTATTGATGGAAAATGGTAATGATTTATGCAAGACAAGTCTAAATTACTTGTTGAAAAAAAACTTTTATTATCTTTAACTGCAAAAACAAAAGACGAAATAAAAGTATTAAAAAATCAATTAAACATAGTAAAAAATAACGTTAAAGATACTGTTCTATTAGAACAAGAAAATAAAGAATTATTTTTATCTCTTACTGAAAAATCAAAAGAAGAAATAAAATTAGTTAAAGCAAAAATTAATTTTTTAGAAGAAAATTCTATAAAAGGCGATAAAGGCGACAAGGGAGACAAAGGCGATAAAGGTGATCGAGGAGAAAAAGGCGAACCTGGTGAAACTCCAAATATTGATCCTTTAATTAATAATTTAAATCAATTATCAGATAACATTCAACAAAGAGTATCACGAATTACAGGAACTCTTAGTAATGTTGGTAGAGGTGGAGGAGGTTCGGGTTCGTATTGGTTGCATGATTTAGGTGATACAGATTTACAATCAATTAAGTACGCTAGTAATAATCAAATATTAAAATATGATGGTGCATTAAAAAAATGGAAAGCGGCAGATGCTGACTTTAATAATTATGCTACAAAAAGTTATGTAGATACTTCTATTAATAATTTAATTTCAAATGCGCCTGACGCTTTAAATACTTTAAAAGAATTAGCAGATGCAATTACAACTGATGAAACTTCTATAGGAAATATATTTACAAGTTTATCTCAAAAAGCAAATACATCTAGTTTAGCACCTGTTGCCTTTTCTGGTAGTTATAATGATTTAACAAATGTACCTCTTGCAGCTGCACAAGATTTAGTTACTACTATAACTAAAACATTAACTTTAACTACTAATTGGCAAGACACAGGAATTCAAAGTAATAATTTAGCAACAGGTACTTATATTGTACAATTATTTGCAAACGATTTGGCTGCTGGAGGAACAAACTTAAATGAATATTACTCTGGTATTATGAGTTGGTATTCGAATACAACAAGTTCATCACAAGTACTTCCTACAGATGAAATTCAATTACATAGAGCAGGTGCTCAAAATGATGGTAATTTATATCTAAGAACGTTTAGATCTCCTACTATACAAGGAACAAATTTAAAATTACAAATATATTCTAACGTAAATAACGCATCTTCATCAAACTATGTATTTAATTTTAGACGTTTAATCTGATATAAATATAACACATTAAGAGGGATTTAAATGGCATTTAAAATAAAAGACGGACTCCGTATAGGAACCGTAGATGTATTCAATAACTCAGGCGTTTTACAAGTAAATGCACCTACTGCAACTGCACTAGCAACTTCAAGAACAATCAATGGTGTAGGTTTTGATGGTAGTGCAAATATTAATATTTCAGTACCAGTATCTACAGGTCTTTCAGGATTAGGTACAGGTGTTGCAACATTTTTAGCAACTCCTTCTTCAGCAAATTTATTAGATGCAATTACAGATGAAACAGGAACTGGTAAATTAGTATTTGGTACTAGTCCTACTTTTACTACTAGTATTTTATTATCAGGTTCTTCTTCTGGTACTACAACACTTCAAGCATATACAACTGCTTCGGGAACATTAACATTACCTGCAACAACAGATACTTTAGTAGGTAAAGCAACTACAGATATTTTAACAAATAAAACTTTAACATCTCCTGTTATTTCTACAATTGTAAATACAGGAACTTTAACATTACCAACTTCTACAGATACATTAGTAGGTAAAGCAACTACAGATACATTTACAAATAAAACTTTTGATACTGCTGGAACAGGTAACGTATTTAAAATTAACGGAACATCTATAACTAATAAAACAGGAACTGGTAAAGTAGTATTAGATACTTCACCTACAATAAGTTCACCTACTATAGATACTGGAATTGATTTTAATGGTGCCGTATCAGGAACAACTACATTAAAAGCCTCATCTTCTGCGGGAACTAATACATTAACTTTACCTGCAAGTTCAAACGATACATTAGTTGGTAAAGCAACAACAGATACATTTACAAATAAAACTTTCGATACAGCAGATACAGGTAACGTATTAAAAGTTAATGGAACATCTATTACAGATAAAACTGGATCTGGTAAAGTAGTATTAGATACTAGTCCAAATATTTTAACATCAATAACTACTTCAAGTTCATCATTTGATTTATTAAATACCACTGCAACTACAATTAATTTTGGAGGTGCAGCAACTGAATTAAACATTGGTAAAAGTGGTGGTACTACATATATTTTAGGTAATTTGGATGTAAAAGGTACAACAACTACAATTGAATCAACTACTGTTCAATCTGCTGATAAACTTATAGAATTAGCACATCAAACATCTCCTACTGATGCAGGTGCAGATGGTGGTGGTATTCAATTAGATGGTACAACAAATAAAACAATTATATGGTATATTTCTAATGATGCTTGGAATTTTTCAAATTCTATTAATTTAGATTCTTCTACTAAATCGTTTTATATTAATAACAATAGTGTATTATCTTATAATACTTTAGGTTCAGGTGTAATAAATTCTTCTTTAACTTCAGTTGGAACATTAACTGGTGGTACTTGGAACGCAAACATAATTGGTTCTACATATGGAGGAACAGGTGTTAATAATGGTTCTAATACAATCACTTTAGGTGGTAATATTAGTACTGCAAATTCATTTACTACATCTGGTAATTACGCATTAACATTAACTGCTACAGGTATAACAAACGTTACTTTACCTACAACAGGAACACTTGCAACTAGAGATGGTAGTGAAACACTTACAAATAAAACTTTAACATCTCCTGTTATTTCAAGTATTACTAATACAGGAACATTAACTTTACCTACATCAACAGATACTTTAGTAGGTCGTGCAACTACAGATACTTTAACTAATAAATCATTTAATAGTTCTATCAATTATAAAGCAAGTGATACTACAATAGCAAATGAGAATGTAATACAAACTACTGTTACTACTACTTCTGCAACAGCTGTAGATTCTTGGGCAAAAGCAACTTATCGTTCAGCAAAATATGTTATTCAAATTACTCAAGGAACAAATTATCAAGTAAGTGAAATTGTATTAATACAAGACGGAACATCTACATATATGACTGAATATGGTGTGTTAGAAACTAACGGAAGTTTAGCAACATTTACAAGTAGCATATCAGGTTCAGACGCAGTATTAACTGTAACAATGGGATCTGCAACATCAGCGACTATAAATATTCAACGAGTATTAATAGTTGTTTAACATGAAGATATAATATCTTCATTTCGTGGATAGGGAAACGAAATGGCAAATGAATTTAAAACCAAGAATGGTTTAATTACACAAACTTTATCAGTTCAAGACGCAAGTAATTTAAAATTTTACAATTCAGCAAATACATTTTATACTGCATTTAAAGCAGGTTCTCCTACATCAAACATAATATGGACTCTTCCTTCAACAGATAGTACTGG